GGGATTTTCAAGTGTTAAGTTGGAGACTCAACAGGCTTGGTCGGGCTTGTGTAACTTTAAAGTCTATAAAGTACCTGTTATTGTGGGGGTGATACTTGTTACTATACAAACCCTGGGGGACCTAAAGGTATTATATAGGTATATTTCTATTTTGTCAAGCCCTTTAGAGAATATATTCTTTTTTTTCTAAAAAACTTGACAAATTTCTATGAGCATGTATAATAAAGGTATGCAGAACTTACCCTCACAACGTAAATTAACAGATAAACAACAAAGTTTTCTGAATAATCTTATTGAAACTAAGGGTGACTTAAAGCTTTCAGCCGAACTTGCAGGGTACTCCGGCAATCACTATCAAGTATTACAATCATTAAAAGAAGAAGTAGTAGATTTAGCCCAAAACGTACTTGCAAGGGAAGCCCCTAAAGCTGCTTTTAAGTTAGTAGAGGTTATGACATCAGAAGATTCCATACCACAAGCTAATGTTAAAGTACAAGCAGCACAAACAATCCTAGACCGTGTTGGTTTAGGTAAACATGATAGAGTAGACGTTAATCATAACGTTAATGGTGGAATATTTATTCTTCCAGAAAAAGAAACAATAAACCTAAGAGCAGAAGATGGAGACTATGAAGATATTTCTGACTGAAATAGAAGCTTATGGTACAACTTTTGCAGGTCCTAACATCGTAGCTTCCTCTTATGAGAAAGCAGAACTAGCTGCAGCTCAAAATCACTTAGTTGTTGTTGGTGAGTTAGACAGCATCTATGTAAATGATGAGTTAGAAAAAGAATATTTAAATACAGTACCTAAAGAAGAAGACAGGATAGTACACTAATGTTATTAGAACGATTACAGTTTAGAAAAGGTGGTAAAGCTAAATCAAGAGTAAACGAAGCAGGTAACTATACTAAGCCTGGACTACGTAAAAGACTATTTCAACGAATTAAAGCAGGAACTAAGGGTGGTAAAGCAGGTCAATGGTCTGCACGTAAAGCTCAGATGTTAGCTAAAGCATACAAAAAAGCTGGTGGGGGATATAAGTAATGGGAAAAGCAAAGTCTCAACAGTCTTTAGAAGATTGGGGTAAACAAAAATGGAGAACCTCCGATGGTTCTAAAAGTGAAGGTAAAAAAAGATACTTACCTGATAAAGCTTGGGATGCACTGAGTTCTTCAGAAAAAGCTGCAACCAATGCAGCAAAAGCTAAAGGTAATAAAGAAGGTAAACAACATGTACCTCAACCTAAAAAGACTGCAGAAAAGACAGCAAAGTTTAGAATGGCTAAAGGTGGTAAAGCTGATAGCAGACTAAAAAGAGCAGGAGTTAGTGGTTACAACAAACCCAAGCGTACTCCTAATCATCCTACTAAGTCTCACATTGTTGTTGCTAAAGAAGGTAATAAAATTAAAACTATTCGATTTGGACAACAAGGAGCTAAGACTGCAGGAAAACCTAAAGCGGGTGAATCTCGTAGAATAAAAATGAAAAGAAAGTCTTTTAAAGCTAGACACAGAAGAAACATTGCTAAAGGTAAAATGTCAGCAGCTTATTGGGCTAACAAGGTTAAGTGGTAATACGAATAGTTAGTTTAGTTTTGTTGATGAGCTGTGTAAATACACCAAACAAAGACAATAAGTTTGATGAATGTAATCATTGGTTTTATTCAAATCATTCAGAAGAACTAATACGAGAAGAATGGCATAAATGTATACAAGGAAAAGATAATGAGTAAACAAATAGGCAGTGACGAAAAACCAATAACATTTAGGTCACCTATATATAAAAATACTCACGGAAGCAAGGGTGCTAATCCTAGACCTGGATTCTATACGCAAGACTATAGAGACAATTGGGATAGAATATTCGGTAAAAAGAAAACCGAGGAGAAGAACAATGACAATGATTAATAAATGGTTAGAAGCAGTAAAGAAAGCTTATAGTAAGTTATTTAAGAAAGCTCTAACACCAAAGAAACAAATAACAAAGAGAAAAACAAATGTTAAAAGAACTACTAGAAAAAAAAGTAAATAGTCTTATTAATACTAATGAACTTACAGACATGCAAGTCTGGGGTGTTATGTGTAGTATAGGCTTTATATCAGCATTTATAATTATGTGGATTATCTAATGAACAAAGGATGGTATTGGGATGATGTAACACGACAGCTTTATAGGTGGAATGATTTAGTAAAACTATTAAAAAAAAGAAATGACAATACCTCCGGAGTATTTAAAAAAGAAAAGTAAAACAATTCCATTTGGTTATGAACTAAGTGAAATAGAAGGATACTTTAAACCGATACCTCACCAGCTTGAGGTTTTACATAAGTACCTTAATTTAATTCGAGAACAAAAATGTTCTCTACGAGAAGCTTCGAGTTTAATTCAACAAGAAACAAACAGAAAACTAAGTCATGTTTCTTTAAAAAACTATATTGACAAAGGTCCGTCTTTAGAATCAAGACGTAAAAAGACTTTAGCTAAAAAGAAAAAAGAACTTGCTCAAGCAAAGAAAAAACTTAAAGAAAAAGAAACTAGATTAAAAACAGAACAAGAAGTTCTTAAGAAAGCTACAGAAAAAACAACATCTAAAGTTGTTACTGAAGATGAGTTACAAACAACTACGTCTTCTATACAAGAAACTTTAAAAAATTCTAAAGTTATTTTTCACGCTAACGAAGGTCCACAGACAGACTTTCTTGCTGCGGGAGAAAAAGATGTTCTTTATGGTGGAGCTGCCGGTGGTGGTAAATCATATGCTATGATTATTGACCCACTAAGGTATTGCCATAAAAAAGCACATAGAGCTTTAATACTTAGAAGGTCTATGCCAGAACTTCGTGAGATGATTGATAAGTCTCGTGAGTTATACCCACAAGCATTTCCCGGTGCTAAGTTCAGAGAAGTTGAAAAGCTTTGGAATTTTCCCAGTGGTGCGAAGGTAGAGTTTGGATTCCTTGAAAGAGATGCAGACGTGTACAGATATCAAGGACAAGCCTACTCTTGGATAGGGTTTGATGAGATTACTCATTTACCCACAGAGTTTAGTTGGAACTATCTAGCTTCACGACTTCGTACTACTGACCCCTCTATTACCACTTACTTACGCTGTACTGCCAACCCTGGTGGTGTAGGTTCTCATTGGGTAAAAAAAAGATACATAGAACCTGCAGAACATAACACAAGCTTTCAAGGCACTGATGGTTTAACACGTAAGTTTATTCCAGCTAAGTTAGCTGATAATCCATACCTTGCAGAAGATGGTGTCTATGAACAGATGCTTAAATCTTTACCACCAATTCAACGTAGACAATTGCTTGAAGGTAATTGGGATGTAGCAGAAGGGGCTGCATTTGTAGAGTTTAGTCCACAAGTACACATTATTACTCCTTTTCAAATACCTTTACCTTGGGAAAGAGTAAAAGGTATTGACTATGGTTACGCTTCAGAAAGCTGTTGTTTATGGGGAACTATTGATATAAATGATGGAACTTTAATAATTTATAGAGAATTATACAGAAAAGGCTTGACAGGTGAAGAATTAGGTGGTATAATAACAAGTATGGAACTTGAAGACCCTTTTTCGGTCTCGGGTGTATTAGATACAGCAGCTTGGGCAAATACAGGTACTACTGGTCCTACTGTTGGAGAAGCCTTAATTAGAGCAGGTCATAAACTTAGACGTGCAGATAAGAATAGAGTACAAGGCAAAATCCAAATACACGAGTTTCTAAAGGTTCGTGAGAATGGTAGACCAAAGCTGCAAATATTTAATACTTGCCCTAATCTAATACGAGAACTACAAAGTATACCACTCTCTAAAACGAATCCAGAAGATGTAGATACACATGCATCTGACCACGCATATGATGCATTGCGTTATATGATAATGAGCCGACCAAGAATGGAAAGCCCACTAGAAAGAATGAGAGGATTGAAACGAGAAATACATCAACCTTCTGATTCAACATTTGGATATTAAAGTTTTATGGCAGACAACGAGAATACATTTTTAAACGCTAATAATCTTTATGAAGAAGTGGAAGGTGAAGCGGGTAAAACTCTTGCTCTTGAAATAGAACAACAAAGTAATCTTGTTGGTATTATTAAAGGTAGATTTCAACTATCTGAAGATGCAAGACGTTCAGATGAATCACGTTGGTTACGAGCATACGAAAACTATAGAGGACTTTACAACAAGTCTGTTAAGTTTAGAGACTCAGAGAAGTCTCGTATCTTTGTTAAGATTACCAAAACAAAAGTACTAGCTGCTTTTGGTCAACTTGTTGATGTAATCTTTGGTACAGGTAAATTTCCTATTGGAATATCAGAAACAAAACTTCCAGAAGGAGAACTAGCTAATGCTCATTTAGATGCTCAAACAGGAGCACCAGGTATTGAAAGTACTATGGGTGGTGGTGAGTTACCAGATGATATTGGTAACAGAATGGACAATCCATACGAAGTAGGCTATGAAGGTGATGGTAAAGTTCTTAAACCCGGAGCAACTTTTAATAAAGGTATTTTTTCTGATTCACTTGAAAGTAATGTAGAAGACCAATTAGTTGAAGGCTTTAGTCCTATACCTACTAATTTAGAACTTTCTCCTGCACAACGAGCTGCAAGGAGAATGGAAAAACTTATACATGACCAAATAGATGAATCTAAAGGTTCGTCAGAAATTAGAAATGCTCTTTTAGAATCTTCTTTACTTGGTACAGGGATTGTAAAAGGACCATTTAACTTTAACAAAAAACTTCACAAATGGGATACAGATGAAGATGGTGA